TGATGCAGACTTGAAGGGGATGGTGGTGATCAGATCACCAAGTCCTCAGTTAGTTCCATTCAAGCTGCATCGATTTGGGAAACAACGCCGGCCATTGTCCAAAACAATGGCCCCATGCAACCGACTCCAACCGAACTCAAACGCCTGATCGACAACCTGATCCGCATTGGCACCGTCACCGCCGTGCGCTCAGGGGAATGTCGCGTCAAAACTGGCGACATCACCACCAACTGGCGGCCCTACACCACAGACAGGGCCGGGGCTAACCGTACTCGCCACCGCCTGAGCCTGGGCGAGCAGGTGATTTTGCTATCGGTCAGCGGCGATCTGCGCAATGCCTATATTGTCGGCCGCCTCAATGCTGACAACTTCCCCGAGCCATTGGCCGAGGATGACAACCCGGCTCTCGACCGCACCGAATACGCCGATGGCGCAGTCATCGAGTACAACCCGGCAACCGGTGCGCTCAACGCCACCGGCATCAAGCAGGCACATATCGCCGCCAGTGTCAGCGTGACTCTCGATACACCCAAGACCATCTGCACCAACCTGCTGCAGGCCAAGCGCCTCATCTGCGACACCGCCAAGGTGGGCGACATCGAAGTGACTGAACACGGCCACAAAAACGTGCAGCCGGGCGATGGCACATCAGGGGGGCCGGTATGAACTGGTTCGGCATGAATGCCACCAATGGCCGCGCCATCAGCGCCACCGACCACATCATCCAGTCGGTGCGCGACATCCTCATCACCCCGGTGGGTTCGCGGGTGATGCGCCGCGACTACGGCAGCGAGCTCTTCTACCTCATCGACATGCCCCAGCATCAGGCCACCCGTTTGCGACTGATGGCCGCCACCGTGCAGGCCCTTATCAACTGGGAGCCCCGCATCACCGTCACCCGCGTCGATGTGCTGGGCGGCGGCATGGATGGCGCCCTCACCATCGAGCTCACCTGGCAGCGTAAAGATGGCGGCGTGCTGGAGTCTGCAACCATCCCCATTCCGACAGGAGCCGCCCAGTGAGCAATGTAGACCTGACCCAGCTCCCGCCACCGGAAGTCGAGGAAACTCTCGACTTCGAGGCCATCCTGGCCAAGCGCAAGGCCACCCTGATCAGCTACTACCCGGCAGACCAGCAGGCGGCCATCGCCGCCACGCTGGAGCTTGAATCAGAGCCGCTCAACAAACTGCTGCAGGAGAACGCCTACAACGAAATGATCCTGCGGGCCCGCATCAACGGTGCCGCCAAGCAGACCCTGCTCGCCTTTGCCAGTGGCACCACCCTTGACCATGTGGCCGGTGAATACGAACTCGAACGCCTGCTGGTCACCCCGGGCGATCCATCAGCAACCCCGCCCATCGAGCCGGTATATGAATCTGATGACCGCCTGCGCATGCGCTGCCAAATGGCCTATGAGGGCATGGCCACGGCAGGCCCGGTCAATGCCTACAAGTTTCACGCCCTCTCGGCCAGTGCCGAGGTGGCCGATGTCGCCGTCGATAGCCCCACCCCGGGCACCGTCAGAGTGACCATCCTCTCACCGGCAGGCCAGCCGAGCGCCGACACCCTCAATCTGGTCGAACGGGCGCTATCTGCCGAAGACGTGCGCCCGCTCTGCGATCTGGTGGCGGTCGAACCCGCCCAGCTCAAACCCTATGCCGTCGATGCCACCCTCAACGCCATCGGCCTGGGTAAAGAGCAGGCCATTGCTGCCGCGAAAGAGGCCATGGCCAAAACGGCCGCAGCTTACTACCGGGTCGGGGCCACCGTTCCGCTTTCCGCCATCTATGCCGCCCTGCACCAGCCGGGGATCGACAGCGTCACCCTGCGCGCGCCGCTGACCGATGTCACCTGCAGCGCGCAGCAGGCCGCCAAACTCACCTCCATCAACATCGACTAAGGACACCACCATGGCAAACGCCCTCTATGACAAAGGCCGCGAAAAGTTTCTCACCGGCGCCATCAATGCCAGCGCCGACACCCTCAAGTGTGCCCTGCTCAAGAGCACCTATTCGCCAACCCTTGCCAGCGACGAGTTCTACAGCGGAATTTCGGCCCATGTAGTCGGCACCCCGCAAACCCTCACCAGCAAAACCGTGGCCGCAGGCGTGCTCGATGCAGCCGATGCCACCTTCACCGCCGTGCCAACCGCCAACGTCAACTACTGCGCCATCTACAAAGACACCGGCAACGCCGCGACCAGCCCGCTGATCGCCCTGTTCGATACCGCAGCGGGCCTGCCGGTCAGCACCAACGGCGGCGACATCATCATCGCCTGGGATAACGGCCCCAATAAGATCTTCAAGCTCTGATGGCAACCCTCTATCCCGTCTGGCGCGGGTCACTCACCTATCACGACGGCACCCTGTCACATGACGGGGCAGCCCTCTATCGGGGCACCCTGCAGGGGCAGGATGATCCGGCGCCGGAGGCTATCTCTGCAATCACGGTAGGACTGACCGCAATCGGGATAGGTGGGGGCAACACAGGGGAGATAAAACTCACCCAGCGGGCGAATGTCAGCGGGTTCACCCAGTGGGCCAGCGGTAGAGGCAAACTGACCGGCAAGACCAACCCCGTCGCCATCGCAGATGCCGCCATGGGGGACGTCAGTACCATCAGCCGTGCCAGCGTGACCACCATGGGCGACCTGCTGGCCATGGGGGCGCTCTATATGTCGACCCAGATCAGCGTTGCCGGTCTTGATACTGGCGAGATGGGGGAACACGCACTTGCCATCAACACCCGCCAGGTCGGCATTTATCAGGGGGCCGCACCAGCCCCGACCATCCAGCAGCGGCTGGCACCGTCAGGGGTCTATCAGCAGGAGCTCGGCAACCACAAAAGCAGCGTGCGCCAGGTGGTGGGGGATCTCGTTGCAGGGGAACTGGGGGAGGCACAGCTCGCGGCCAGACTGCAACAGGTCGCCACACCATTCACCGGCGCAGTGGGTACCCCGATCGTCAAGTACGCCCAGATCCTCTACCCGCTGGCGCCCGCCGTGCCTGTGCCTGGCATTCCTGCCCTGACCATCAGGATGACTAACGAAGGATTAACGCCGCCAGCGATCGAACCGTTCACCACGACCACCACCGTGACAGTGAGCGGGCTCGATGCGGCAGGGTTCGGGGCTCTCAAGGTGCATCGCATGCCGCTGGCAACGCCTGCCACTCGCGATCTGCTGCCCCCCTCTGCAACCCGACTGGAGCACCTGACAGCCGCCGCGCTGGCCTACAACCTGACACCAGAAGTCATTACCGCTACCCGCTTTGCCGACACCTGCCCGGCACCACTGCTGCCCTGGCTGGCATGGGCGCGCTCGGTGGACTGGTGGGAGCTGGCGGAATCGGAAGACCAGCAGCGAGCGCTGATAAAAGCCTCGTTCCGGTTGCATCAGCGCAAAGGGACCCCGTGGGCCATCAAGGAGGCACTCAAGGTGCTGGGCTTTGGTGACAGCACCATCATCGAGCGCGCCACCGGTCGCCGCTATGACGGCACCATCAGCTACAACGGCAACGAACCCCACGGCGACCCGACCCGCTGGGCGGTCTATCGGGTCATTCTGACCCGCCCGGTCACCACCGAGCAGGCCAACCGCATCAAGCGCCTGCTGGCAGAGATGGCCCCCGCCCGCTGCTACCTCTCTGCACTCGATTACACCAGCGCGCCAATCACCTACAACGGCGCCGCAAACTACAACGGCAACTACAACCACGGAGCCTCATGATATGGCGAATTTACAAGAGATCGTCAGCTGGGAGGCTGGCATCTATCAACTCGAAACAGGTGATCCGGTATTGGGTGGCCCGGGCGGCGTCTCCAACAAACAGTCTCAGGCGCTGGCCAACCGTACCGCCTACCTGAAAAAACACGTCGATGATATCGAAGGGGGCAACACGGCGGCGGGCAAGGCCAACAAGCTCAGCACTGCCCGCCTTATTGCGCTGGCTGGAGATGTGACCGGTCAGGCGGCATTTGATGGCAGCGGCAACATCACCATTACCGCCACCTATAAAAACTCGGGGGTGACTGCTGGCACCTATCGCTCGGTCACGGTCGATGCCAAGGGCAACATCACCGCCGGCAGCAACCCCACCACCCTGGCGGGATACGGCATCACCGATGCGCTGCCAGCAAGCGGAACGGCAGCAGCAGCCCAGAAGCTGGCTACCGCCCGCACTATCGCCCTGGCTGGTGATGTCACAGGTCAGGCCAACTTTGACGGCAGTGGCAATATCAGCATCACCGCCACCTATAAAAACTCGGGGGTGACCGCTGGCACCTATCGCTCAGTCACTGTCGATGGCAAGGGCAATATCACCGGCGGGACCAACCCCACAACCTTGGCTGGCTATGGCATCACCGATGCGGTACCCAACACTCAAAAAGGTGCAGCGAATGGGGTGGCCACACTTGATAGCAACACCAAGATCCCGGCAGGCCAGTTACCGCAAGCAACCAATGCGGAGATTGGTGGCGTTAGATTCGCCACCCAGGCCGAAGCGCTTGCGGGTGTGCTGAACAGTGTCGCCGTGGCCCCCAAAGAGATGCAGGTAGCCATTGAGGCCATTCTTGATGTCGTTGCGCCCATCGGGGTCGTGCTGCCATGGGTGAAGGATACGCCACCGAATGACCGCTTCATCATGGTAAAAAATCAGACCTTTGATAAGGCGGCGCTGCCAAAGCTGGCGGCCATATTCCCATCTGGCCAGATCCCGTTTGACCCGCGTGGTCTTGCATTGCGCTTTTGGGATGGAGGTCGAGGCCGTGACCCTGGGCGGGTCCTTCTGTCTGAACAGGGCGATGCAATCCGGAATATCACCGGCGGCTTTACTACGGACAATGGCTGGATGTTTACCCAAGGCGCTGGCGCTATGCGGGTCTCTGGCGATCCAACACCGAATACAAAAAACGCCACAATGGCTGGCACCGCCTCAGTCTGGGCGCACGTAAACTTCGATGCCTCTCGAATTGTGCCGACTGCGGATGAAAACCGCATGGCCAACTGGGCACCATCAGCAATCATGAGAGTGAAATAATGGAATACATCAAGCTGAATGAGCGCGGCTTTGCCGACGAATCAGGTTATCTGCGCTGCCACATATGCCACCCAGAAACAGGTGAGTACACCGGACAGTCAGACGAGTTTATTTCACAGCATACAGGTCTGCCGGCATGGGCATTTCTGGAAGGCCCGACCAGAGAACCAAAGAGTGGACATGTCTGGGTGCACTCACCAGAGACGGCAAGCTGGCTGGAGGTGGAAGATCATCGCGGTATCACCGTTTATGACACGGTCACAAAGGCAGGCAGTGATATCACTGAGCTGGGGCCCATCCCTGACGGGAAAACTGACCTCAAACCGGCGTCTCCACATGACAAGTGGAGCGGCACCGCGTGGGTAACGGACGAGGCCGCTGAACAACAAGCCACACTGGAGGCCGCAATGGGTGAACAGACCCAGCGCATAGCCATGGCGACCCAACAGATCGTAATTCTCACCCCAGCCGTTGATGGCGGCTACGCCAAGCCAGAGCACACCAAGCTGCTGTCAGACTGGCAGCGCTGCCGCTACGAGCTGACGCTGGTGCCAGAACAGCCTGGCTGGCCAGAGCAACCGCAATGGCCAACCGAACCGGACAAGGTCATCTAGCCCCCCACCAACGCAACCACCCCGCCTTGTGCGGGGTGTGTCGTTACTGCCGCCCATCACCCCATTGTCACCGCCCATCCAATGTATCCACGCCAGATACACTGGCCGCCGCTCGCCTGCGATCCCCTGCCCCTGCATCCTGACCCTGCTCACATCACCTGCATTACCTACGCAAAGAATGCTCCGTCCGGACAACAGGAGAACCTATGGCACTGGACCAATTCCACCACGGCGTGCGCGTCGTCGAAGCGACCGAGGGTACCCGTACCATCCGCACCGTCGCCACGGCGGTGATCGGCATGGTCTGCACCAGCGAAGACGCCGACGCCACCTACTTCCCCCTCGACAAGCCTGTGCTGATCGCCAACCTGCCGGCAGCCATCGCCAAGGCGGGCAGCGAGGGGAACCTGAAGCGATCGCTGCAAACCATCTATGACACCGTCAACACCATCGTCATCGCCGTGCGTGTGGCCAAAGGCGCCGATGCGGCAGCCCTCACCAGCAACATCATCGGCACCATCAAGCCCGATGGCAGCTATTCCGGCCTCAAGGCGTTGGAGCGGGCCACCCCGGCCACCGGCGTCAAGCCGCGCATCCTCTGCGTGCCGGACAACTGCACCCTGCCAGTATCCACAGCCCTCGCGGGCATGGCCAAGAAGCTGCGCGCCTTTGCCTACGTGCCGACCATCGCCGAGACCGTCGAAGCCGCGCTGGCCTACCGTGAAAACTTCTCCAGCCGTGAGCTGATGCTGGTGCATGCCGACTGGACCGCATGGGACGTTGCCACCAATGCCAGCATCAAGCTTGATGCCTGCCTCAAGGCCGCCGCCATGCGGGCACTGATCGACAAAGAGATTGGCTGGCACAAGACCCTGTCGAACGTCGGCGTGACCGGGGTCGATGGCATCACCAAAAACCTGTTCTGGGATCTGCAAGACCCCGACACCGAGGTCGGCCTGCTCAACGCCAACGAGGTCACCGCCCTGATCCGCTCTGACGGCTTTCGCTACTGGGGCAACCGCACCTGTTCCGATGATCCCCTGTTCGCCTTCGAGAACTACACCCGCACCGCCCAGATCCTGGCTGACACCATGGCAGAGGCGCATATGTGGGCTAACGACAAGCCGCTGCACCCTTCCCTGGTCAAAGACATCGTCGAAGGGATCAAGGCCAAGGGGCGCGAGCTGGTGAACGGCGGTTACTTGCTCGGGTTTGACTGCTGGTACAGCGAGGAGCTCAACGACAAGGACACCCTCAAGGCGGGCAAACTGCGCATTGATTACAACTACACCCCGGTGCCGCCGCTCGAAGACCTCGGTTTCATCCAGCGCATCACCGACCACTATCTTATCGACTTCGGCGCCCGCGTCGCGGCCGCAGCATAAGGAGCCCCCATGGCACTGCCACGCAAACTCAAACGCCTGAACGTCTTCCTCAACGGCGAGAACTGGGTGGGTGAAGCGGAAGATTTCACCCCGGCCAAATTGACCCGCAAGTTTGAAGCCTATCGCGGCGGCGGCATGGGCGGCGCCGTCAACATCGATATGGGATTCGATGACAGCGCCCTCGATGTCTCGTTCACCTTCGGCGGCTATGGCGAGCCCCTGCTGCGCTGCATGGGGGAACCCAAGGCCGACGGCACCATGGTGCGCTTTGCCGGCTCGGTGCAGGGCGACGACACCGCCGAGGTGGTACCCGTCGAGATCATCTGCCGTGGCCGCTTCAAAGAGCTCGACCGCGGCACCCTCAAGGCCGGTGACAACTCCCAGGCCAAGGTCGGCATGGTCAACACCTACTACAAGGAGACCATCAACGGTCAGGTGATCCATGAAATCGACCTCATCAACATGATTGAGATCGGCCCCGATGGCGTCGACCGCATGGCCGAGCACCGCAAAGCCCTCGGCCTCTAACCCCTTCCCTCATCCAATGGGCGGTCCTTATCCAATCAATAAGTGCCGCCCTCACCACATCACCAGGAACCGACACCATGGAAAACAAAACCGTTACCCTCGACCAAGCCATCCAGCGCGGCGACACCACCCTCACCGAGATCCAGCTGCGCAAGCCCAAGGCGGGCGAGATGCGCGGCCTCAATATGACCGATGTGGTGCAGATGGACGTCAACGCCCTCACCAAACTGCTGCCCCGCATCACCACCCCCATGTTGACCGAAACCGAGATCGGCAACATGGATCCGGCTGACCTGATGCAACTGGGCAGCGAGGTAAGCGCTTTTTTGGTACCGAAGAGAATGGCCTACCTCATTGCGTAGACGAGGTGATGGCCGATCTGGCCATCATCGCCCACTGGCCGCCGTCCGAGATGGCGGTCATGGAGATCAGCGAGCTGATGGGCTGGCACCAACGCCTCGTTGAGACTCACAACCGCATCAACGGGGCAGAACAACAATGAACCCTCTCAAACTTCAAATCCTGCTTAACGGGATCGACAAGCTCACCGCCCCCCTCAAGGCAGCCAGCGGCCAGAGCCGCATCACCGCCAAAGACTTGGTCGAAACCAAAAAGCGCATCAAGGAGCTGGAAGCCCAGAGCGGCCAGATTGATGGCTATCGCACCCTCGGCCAGCAGATTGGCGCAACCCGCGCACAGCTGACCCAAGCCCAACGCGATGCACAGCAGATGGCACAACAGTTCGCCAAGGTCGAGCAACCGACCAAGGCCATGACCCGCGCCATGGCGCAAGCCAAGCAGAAAGTGCGCGACCTCTCCCAGCAAGAGCGGGAAATGGTCGCCCGTCACGGCAGCCTGAAACGGGCCATGGGCGAGGCTGGCATCAACACCAAACAGCTGGGCCAGCACCAGCGCCAGCTCAAGAGTGATCTGGCTGCCGCCAACAGCCAGCTCGACCAGCAGCGGGCCAAGCTGGGGCAACTGGCTGACCAGCAAAAGCGCCTCAACCAGATCAAAGCCAACTACGACAAAACCATGTCGATGCGCGGCACTCTGGCGGGCTATGGCGCAGCGGGCATGGCCACCGGGGCCGCCGCCATCTACAAGGGCACCAATATCGCGGGCAAGGCGATGGGCTTTGATGTCGATATGTCCAAGGTGCAGGCGATCACCCGGCTGAACAAAGAGAGTAGCGAACTGGCCGCCCTGCGGGCTCAGGCGCGGGAGCTTGGCGCCAATACCGCCTTCACTGCGGGTGAAGCTGCGCAGGGTCAGGGCTTTCTGGCCATGGCCGGTTTCACCCCCAAGGCGATCCGTGATGCGATGCCAGGAATACTCGATATCGCCAAGGCGGGCGGCGTCGAGATTGCCGCTGCCGCAGATATCGGATCCAACATCCTGACCGGCTTCAAGCTGCCGGCCAACCAGATGAACCGCTTGGGGGATGTGATGGTCGGCACCTTCACCCGCGCCAACGTCGACTTGCAGATGCTGGGAGAAACCATGAAATACGTGGGGCCGGTAGCCGCAGGGCTCGGGGTCGACCTTGAAACCGCCTCCGCGATGGCGGGCAAGCTGGGGGATGCGGGTATTCAAGGGAGCATGGGCGGTACCGCGATCCGCGCCATTCTCGGCCGCTTGGCTTCTCCGCCCAAGGCCGCTAACGATGCGTTGGCTGCCCTCAACGTCAAGACCGCTGATGCGGCGGGCAACCTGCGCTCGTTGCCCGATATCCTGGACGAGCTCTATAAGAAAACCAGCAAGATGGGGGACGCCACCCGCTCGGGCTACTTCAAGGCCATCGCCGGCGAAGAGGCATTTGCCACCCTGACCGTGCTGACCGAGCAGGCCGGTTCCGGCAAGCTGCAGGAGCTGATCGCCACCTTGAAGCAAACCCAGGGGGAAGCGGGCAAGGTCGCCAAGGTGATGGCCGATAACGCCATCGGCGATCTGGATAACCTCACCTCCGCCTGGGATGACGTGGGGATCCAGATGATGGAGACGGAGAACGGCCCGCTACGTGGCATTATCCAGCGCGTCACCGAAATCATCCAGGTCACTGGCGACTGGATGCGGGCCAACCCAGAGCTGACCTCTACCCTGACCCGTATCGCGGCGGTCACCGCCGTAGCGGCTGCCGCTGGCGGGTCACTGCTGCTGATTGTGGCAGGTCTGCTGGGGCCGCTGGCTGCCATCAAGATGGGGCTTTCGACCCTGCTGGTCTATGGCGGCCCGCTGCTGACCTTCATCAAAGCGCTGACCATGGGCATGGTCAGGCTCGGCATTGCCATGCTCACCACCCCGATCGGCTGGTTCATCATGGGGATTGCGGCGATCGCGGCCGGGGCCTACCTGCTCTACAAAAATTGGGATGGGGTCACCAAGTGGTTCGGCGACCTATGGGCCCAGTGCAAGGCCCCTGCTCTCGCCTTCTGGGATCTGCTGAAAGAGCTCTTCTCATGGACCCCCATCGGCATGCTGATCATGCACTGGAACGAGATCTGGGCCTTCTTCGATACCCTGCCTGCGGGCGCCGCGAACAAGGGTAAGGCCATCATCGACGGCCTGATTGGTGGCATCAGTGCCAAGTGGGAGAGTTTGAAGAACAAGATCAAGGCCCTCACCGACCTGCTGCCGGACTGGATGAAGGGGGGCGGCTCGGTCACCGCCAACGTCAATCCGTCCGGCTACCTCACCGGCAACTACAACACCCCGGCCATGGCGGGCGGTTCGGGATACGGCCCGCGCATCGTCACCCCGGTGCGGCCGGTGGCCAGAGGCACCACCACCACCCAGATCCACGCCCCGATCAGCATCGTCCAGCAACCAGGGCAATCCGGTGCCGATGTGGCGAAAGAGGTGAGCCGCGAGCTGGATCGACGCGAACGGCAGGCGGCCGCCAGTGGCCGCGCCTCCCTGACCGACCGCAACTAAGGAGCAACCACCATGATGATGACCCTGGGCTGGTTCGTGTTTATGCGCTCGACCGTCGCCCCCCAATCTCAACAAGACGAAAAATCATGGCGCCACCCGGGCAATAACCGGGTCGGCGCCCGCCCCTCATATCAGTACCTCGGCCCTGATGACGAACTCAGTCACTTAAGCGGGGTGCTCTATCCAGAGCTCACCGGCGGCCCAGTCTCCCTCGACATGCTCAATAGCATGGGCGACAGCGGCCAAGCCTTCCCCCTGATCCAGGGCGATGGCGTGATGCGCGGCTCGTTCGTGATAGAGGGGATCAGCACCACCCGCAGCGAGTTCTTCCAGGATGGCAGTGCCCGAAAAATCGAGTTCAGCATCAAGCTCAAGCGGGTCGATGACAACGACAGCTCCCTCGGCAATACCCTGCTCGGCCGCACCGCGGGCAACCTGCTCGGTCGCTTGGGGCTGGGCAAGCTGCTTAACACCGTGGGCGGCAAACTCGGGGGGCTGCTCTGATGGGGGCATTCGACCAGTTCGGTACCCGCTTGGCTGAAAACCTTGGTATCACCAGCCAGCTGGATGCCCTGCGCCAGCAACATCCGGCACCCGCCTATCAGGTGCGGGTCGATGGCCACGATGTCTCGGGCACCCTGCGCCCACGCTTGATGCACATGACCATCACCGATAACCGGGGCTTTTCGGCAGACACCATCGAGATTGCCCTCGATGACAGCGACGGCAAGCTGGCCATGCCGCGCCGTGGGGCTACCCTGCAAGCCAGCATCGGGTGGCAAGGCGGCCCCCTAGTCGATAAAGGCACCTTCAAAATTGACGAGGTGGAACACGGCGGTGCACCGGATGTGCTCACCATCCGGGGCAAATCAGCGGATCTGCGCGGGGGTATGAACAAACTGCGCGAGCGCAGCTGGCACTTCGAAACCATCGGCGCCATCGTGGAACAGCTGGCCGCCCGCTATGGCCTGACCCCAAGCGTCGGCGACGCCTTCAAGGGGATGGTGATCGACCACATCGACCAGACCAACGAGAGCGATCTGGCCTTTCTCACCCGCTTGGCGACCGAGCAGGATGCCATTGCCTCCGTCAAATCAGGCCGCCTGATGTTTATCAAAGCAGGCAACGGCACCACCGCCAGTGGCAAGCCACTCCCTGCCATCACCATCACCCGCCAGGATGGCGATCAGCACCAGTTCTCGGTGGCAGACCGCGACGCCTACACCGGTGTCATCGCCTACTGGCAAGACAACAAGGCCGCGGAGAAGAAGAAAATCGAGGTGAAGCGCAAGCGGAAGACCAAACAGAAAGAAGAACGACCGCTACCACCGGGGGTGGTGGTCAACAAGAAGGAGAACGAGCTGCTGGTTGGTGACAGTGAGAACGTCAAAGAACTGCGCCACGTTTACGCCAGCCAGAGTAACGCCATGCGGGCCGCCCGGGCAGAGTGGGAAAAGCTGCAGCGAGGCGTGGCCGAGTTTCAGATCACCCTGGCCAAAGGCCGCCCCGAACTCTACCCGGAGCAACCCACCACGGTCAGGGGCTTCAAACCGCAAATCGACGAAGCCGACTGGCTACTCACCCAAGTAGTGCACGACCTCACCGATCAGGGCTACACCAATCGCCTGCAACTCGAAGTTAAACTGGCAGAACTGCCGGAGTGATTTCTGGATGCGAGAAGGGCCCCACAATGTGGGGCCCTTCTCATTCTGCCTGACAGCACACCGAGACATGGCCAGGGAAAGGCGCCTCATGAAGTGCGCCATCAGGCAGAGCGGCATCATACAAGAAGACCGTGTCACTACCCATTACAAGAAGAAGTGAGCCACTCAAAAAAACGCTGTCGCCACTTTGTCGCCACTTGGCCGAAAACAAAAAGGCCACTATCGCTAGTGGCCTTCGTAAGTCTTTGATTTTAATGGTGCCCGAGGCCGGAATCGAACCGGCACGACGCGAACG